CTTGAATCTCCATCATACCGTCACCAGACGCCTGCCGGTGGAGGTCCTTCAGTTCGAGCACTTCGACCCGATCGTGGAGCCGCTCCAGCAGCGGCATGATCCGGCTGAATGTGTCGCGAATTTCTTCAATAATCACGCGCGCGGTTTCGTCGTCGATCATCAGCGCACCCTCTCTCGTAAACGAAGCCACGACACCGACGATGGTGAATAAACCGATATTGGTTTAATCAGCGGGTTGTTTCTAAACCCGGTGAGCGCCCGCTGCGCGACGCTGACATCGGTCTGCTGATAGCTCGGAAACGGCGTGAGCGAGATCTCGACGATCTCCAGGTCGAGCAGCTCGCGGACGACGATGCCGGCGTCGTTGCGCCAGGCGTCCTTCAACGTGCGGAACCCGAAGGACGCCCCGGTCAGGTCGCCGCGCTGGACGAGTTCGAGCGCATCGCGGCCGGCTTGCGTCGGCGCCGGATCGAGCGTGAACGCGAGGCCGCGCGCGTCCTTCGTCAGCGTTAAGGTCTTCGGCGTCCGGCCGAGGACCGCGCCCGGGTCATGGTTGTAGAGCGCGCGGATGTCGGCGCCTGGCGCCAGCGCCCGATCGATCGCGGAGGGGCGGATGATCTCGACGAACCCGCCGAGGTCGGCGCTGCGCGTGTCGAAGACAACAGCGTGACCGACGAGACGCTGCCGATCGGCGCGGAGTTCGAGGACGGCGCGCCGCTCGATCGTTTGTGTGGGGTTATTTTCACCCCGCACAACGGAGGCCGAGGTATCAGGCGACATTGGGTTCCCTCCCGCTGATCGGCGCCAGCGCCGTGTTGACCATGTAGGTGTCGCCGCCGTCGATCGGATTCAGCCCGATCGCCTTCCTGGCTTCGTTCTGAGAGAGGAATCCGTTCTGGATGCCGGACTGCAGCGAGGCATTGAGCGACTTGATGTCGTTGCGGACGAGTGCCTGGCGATCGAATTGGATGGTGTAGAGGTTGAACTGCCGGCTGGTGAGGAGATCGCGCCGCAGCGCCTCTTCCCAGAGTTCGAAGAGCGGATCGAGCGCGCCGGTGACATACGCCAACTCGCCGCTTTCCATGTTGGAATAATTCGCTTTGCTCAAATCGCCGATCTTCCAGATCGGGACCCGGAAGGCGCCGGCAATCTGTTCGTTGAGCGCGCGCAGCGTCTCGGTCATCTGCGCGTCGTCGTTACTCATGGAGACGGGTTCAAACTTCAACCCGCTGTCGAGGACCGGCACCTTGTGCGCGTTCTTGCTGCCGCCGTAATTTGTGGCCCAGTAGAGGCGTAATCGTTCGGCCGTCTCGTCGGAAACCCGGCCGTCCGTCTGCAGGATGCCGGCCGGCCGCGCCCCGTTCAGGAAGAACTTCGCCAGGTATTGCTGCATCGCGAGCGCCGTGCCGAGGAGTTCACGGCAGCGGGTGATCGGCGTTTCGCTCACCAGTTCGAGGATGGGCGGCGCGCTGGAGTCGAAGGTCCAGACGTATTGCTGGCCGGCGCCCGAGTAGGTCCACCGCTTGCGCCGAAAGGCGTCGCGATCGACGGTCATCGCCGACGATTCCAGCGGCCAGAGCGCCTCGACGCGGCCATCGACGCGGACGATCTCCGCAAACGCGCGCCCGTAGAGCAGCAACTGCCACTGCAGGAAGTGCTTGACCATATACGCCGTCTGCTCAGGGTTCGAGAGGACCGAGAGGATCTCGAAGAGCGGATGATCGACGGCGTCGATGAACGTGTCCGGTCCGGTCTTCTGCCGGAGCCGGATCGGCGTTCGCGCGAGGTCCTGGCTGAGGACCTGGATGCAGGCGAAGACGGCCGGCACCGTGAGCGCCGTCTCCGGCGAGATCGTCGCGCCGCTCTCGGTCGGTCCCTCCGCGATGAGCGCGCGCACTACGGGCGACGGCAGCGCCAGCGCGCGCCCTTCCCACCAGCGACGAATCGGATTACTCATAGTCCAGTCCAGTGAAATTCTCTCTGGCGGGTCCGTTTTGGACCCGCCAGGAGAGTCTCGTTACACGATGATCTTGCTGATGCGAACGACGGCGAGCGGATTCGGCACGACGAGATCCGCGCGCATGATGGCGCGCAGCTCGCTCTGATCGGTGTTGAACAGGCGCGAGCGATCAAGCTCGATGCGCGTGTCCTGCCGGAACACGGCGACGACCTGGCTCGCGTCGTAGACATACGCGGAACTCTCCGCGGTCCCTTCGTTGGTCGCCAGCTGCGAGGTGAGAAACACCGGCACCCCGTAGATGAACCGCTCGATCGCCTGGCCGGCGCTGCCGGCGCTCTCCTGGAGCAGCGGTTTATTGTTCGCGGTCGTGCCTTCCTTGATCTTGGAGAGCGTTCCCCAGGTCCTCGGATGCATGACGATCGCGCTCGCAGTCGCATTGTTGGTTTCGAGGGTCGCGATCGCGGTCGCGAACACGTCGAGGTTCGCCGGCGCGGCGGCGAGCGTCGCATCGAGCGTGATGCCGACGACGTTCTTGAGGCCGCGGATTTCCGGCGGCGTCCCGGAGCCTTCAAAGACGCCCAGGTCGAACTTGAGCGCCAGCGCCCGCGCGACCTGCATTTCGAGCAGGCTGACGACATCGGGATTGCTGTCGGCGATCAGCTCGTTCGAGATGGTCTGCAGACTCGCGAGCTTCCGCGGCGTCGCGACGAGATCGGTATACCCCGGATCGCTCGGCGTAATCGTGCCGCCCTCAGCCGTCCAGGCCGCGGTCGGGTCCGCGTCGATGCGCGGGACGTGGAGCGCATCGCGGTCGGTGCGAATCACGCGAATCCCGCTCTTGAGCGCGACCGAGGCCGCGGCCAGCTTGTCGAAGAATCCGGGACCCCACTGGTCCGGGGAGATCGCGACGCCGGCGCCGGTCCCGCCGGCGAGCGCGCGCAGCTCGATGCCGAACAACCCGGTCGGCGCCTTCTTCGCCGGCTGCGATCGCTGGCTCTCCGGCACAAAGGCGCGCTGCTCGCTCCGTTGCTCGACGGCGCGCTGCAGGCCGAGGATGGCATCCCGCTCGCGGATGTTGGCGTCGTAGCTGCGCTGCTCGCTCGCCAGGAGCGTGTCGCGGTTCTCCTTCGTCGCCGCGTCCAGCACGGTCTGCGCCTGCGAGGACCGCAGTTGCACCTGGGTCGTAAAAGCGTCGAGGACATCGTCGCCAAAGGCGCTGCGCTGCGCGGCGATCGTCGTCAGGTCGGCCAGCGGAATCGCCGCCGTCGATTTCACAAAGTCTTGAATCTCCATGTCGAACCTCAGAATCACTGTCGCGATCTCCCGGCCGGCGACCGTCGAAGATCTATCGGCCTGGCTCGGTGAGCCGTCGGCCTGTCCTTGTAAACACGTCTTTACAACCTCAATGCGTCGCGCCGTCCATCCCTGGCAGCGCAACCGATGTCCCGAAGGTCGCCAGGTCGCGCGGATCGATCGAGTAGCCGCACAACCATTGGTCGATGCGTTGCCCATCCGGCGTTAAGCGCGCGACATCGATCCGCAGCGCCCGCCCGTTCACGTTCACGGTCAGCTCGCTCAAGGCGATGTCGCCGACGCCGGCGGATTCGAGGAGCTGCACCAGGGCCACCTGAAACAGCGCCACCGCGCCGCGGGTCGAGAGTTGTGGCTCGCTCATAACGCTTCCCCCAGGAAAAAGATTCGCGGTTCCATCGTCGGCGTCGTCGCCGTCGCCACCAGCCCGCTCAACGCCAGGCACAACGCATCGACCGCGTCGATCTTGTTCGGCGACATCGCCGCTTCCTTCGTCGGCAGCAGGCTCCCGTCGCGGCGCCGTTCGACGCAGGCGTTCGAGACTTGCCAGGTCAGGAACGACGAGCCGGTATGCCGGAGTTGCTGCGCGCGGATGCGGGCCTCAAGGTCCTTCGCCGGCGCGGTGAAGACCTTCGCGTTCTTACTCTCGACGCGCGCCGGCAGCCCGCTCGTCGTCAGGTTCGCCGCCAGGTTGAGCGCGCCGAAGCGTTCGATCGCGATGTCCTTCACGTCGAAGCGTTCGCAGTCCGCTCGGAGATCGGCCTCGATGGTCGGGTAGTCCGTCAGGTTGCCGTCGGTGACGATCAGCTCGCCGGCCTGGACCCATTGGGCATACGCCGGCACGGCGCGCGCGCGCTCGCTGACGACAAGCGCCGGCAAGTAGCCGCGCACGAAGACGTAGACGACATCGGCGCGCTGGAAGCAGAGCGCGACCGCGGCGATGTCGTCCCGCTCGGCGAGGTCCACTCCAACCCAGCAGGGTTCATGTTCAAAGTCTTCGAGGCGAAGCAGTGGATCGGCGCAGCGCGCCCAGGCCGGCATTGACAACCAGGTGTTCGCGGAATGGAGCCAGCGGCTGCAAATTTTTACTTCGAACTCTCCTTGAAGACCGGGCGTCGCGATCGCATCATCCCGATAGCGCCGGACATACTCGATCGTCGGCGAGATGCCGATCATCGGCGCCGCCTTGATCCACGTCGCTTCGTTCTTCCAGTCGTCGCCTTCATCCAGCTCGTAGAGCGCCGCGAACAGATGATCCGCTTCGATCACGCCTTCGAGCAGTTTCATGGCGGTCGAGCGCAGCGCATAGCCGACGCTGGTCAGCGAGTAGCCGGCGGTCGTCGGCGCCATCAACATCGGATCGACGCGCGAGCCTTGCGCTGACTTCAACACGTCATGCAGGCTGAAGTCCTGCGCGTGGGATTCGTCGAGCGAGATGAAGGAGGGATTCAGCCCGTCCTGTGTCGAACTCTTCGCGTTGATCGGTTTGGCGTTCGCGCCGGTCGCGTCGAAGGTGATGGCGTTCGCAAAGACCTGCAGTTCGAGCGCGCGCAGCCAGGCGGCGCGCCGGACCATGCGCTGCATGATCGAGAACACGATCCGCGCCTGGCTGCCGGTCGTGGCGCCGCAGACGACTTGCCCGCCGGGTTCCTGCTCGATGCACAGGTGATAAAGCGCGCAGGCGGCGACGAGCGTGGACTTCGCCGACTTGCGCGCGACCTGGAAGAACACCGTCGTCACCAGCCGGCCGCCATCAGATCGCCGGCGGAACCCGTAGGTCGCGGCGAGCATGAAGACCTGCCAGGGTTCGAGCCGGATCGTCTCGGTCGTCCAGCGGCCTTCGACATGCGGCAGCTTCTCGATGAAGGCGCCGACATCCTGGACGTGATCGGGCGACCAGACAAAGGCATTCGAGCGCCGGCGGGCCTGCACCCGCATGCGGCGGAAGCGTTCACACGCGAGCTTCGTCCAGCGGCAGGCGACGATCTGGCCGGCGGCGACCTCACGGACGTAGCGGTTTGCGATCGCGACGAAGTTCCGCGGCGCTGTTCGAG